GGTTTTCCACCTTGGAACGGGTTAGCTGTATTTATATCTACACCTGCACCTATGTATTCAAATGAATGTGAACTGGTTATAATTCTACTCATTCTAACCATCTCTATCTTTGTGTTGTTAGCGATAGCATAAGGAATAAATTCATTGAAAGTTATTGTAGTTTTTCCTGCATTTGGATCTGGTGCTACAGGAGTTTCAGTTGCTTCATCAACAGTAAATAATATAGGATCCATATCAACTTCAGCAGTTGCTGACCCACTACCAGATATTGTAATTACACATTCTTGCTCCTTAGTGTTATCTCTAGTAGAAGCATCATTATTTACTGGTAAGAAATTTCTACCACTAGCAATAATATCAATTGAAGTGATTGTACCAGCAGCACTTACGTTAGGCGAAAATTCAGCAATAATTGACTCAGGTCCTCTAGGCAAAGTGGCAGTAACAAGTGGTGGAGAACTAGCAGTATAATCACCAGGATTACCACCATTAGTAATTCTTACATTTCTAATAAATTGTAATGGTTTAGTTACTGTTCCATTTATTGACGGTAAAACATCATTATATTGACTCATATCTAAATGGAAATATGCTGCCTGACCATCGAATGGCGTTCTTTCCCGTCTAGTAGGACTATTAAAATCTTTACAATCTTTTATAGAAACTCTATCAGATTCACCACTAGCAGCAACATCTAAAGTTCCATCAAACTCAACATCACCAACACCATCAGCAACTAATCCAAAATTACCGAATGAGGAGTTAGAGTTTGTTAAATCACACTGACCACCACTAGAACAGAATATACCTTTATCACAACCGATAGTAAAAATAGAAACTAACTGAGCATATCCATTATTTGTAATTGATACACCAATACCTGCCTCATTATACTGAGTAAAGGCATCACAAACCATACTCTTCAAATCTTGTCCAAGATCATTTGGTCCAAAATAAGAAGCATCAACATGATCACCATTAATTCTCATACCAATACTACCTGTCATAAAGTTAGTACAGTTCCTAACATACGGACTTCTATATCTACCAGATGCTCCTTCATTAGCAGGTCCAACTGCAGTATACCCACTAACTGCTTGGAATGATGTTCCAGCATCAATATCAGTCTGTGAAGGTGGAAAAGCAATAGCAGCACAATCTGGATGATCTTGAGATATTGTAGTTCCAGAGAAATTCAAGTTTTCAACTAAACATGCATTTCTTACATGGAAAACATCCCTATTAACATTATTTGGAATTACAGTAACCAATCTTAAATCTTCACCCGTTATAGTTACTCTTTCTCTTAAACCTATTGGATTAACCTCAGTATAAGCACCAGAACGAACTTTAATTGTATCTCCTGGTTGTGCTATGACTGCTGCTGCAGCAATAGTTAACTTAGCATCGCCTTCTAATAATCCACTATTAGTATCATTACCATCTTTTGTGACATAGATTATATTTGTTGTCTCTACACCAGAAGGTCGCCACTCAACACCAGTATTACTAGAAGATAATCTATAATCATTTTTAGTTCTAGAAGCAGAATATCCTGTATCGTTTTCTTTATCAATTAACTCACTTTCAAGTTCTAATGTTCCAATTAATTTTGTATTCTCACCTACATTCAAATTCTTATTGATACCAACACCACCAATAACAAGAAAAGCACCAGTATCTTTATCAGTTGATTGAGTGGTATTTTCTACTTTAGTTACACCACCAATATTAACTTGTTTTACTACACCAACACCACCATCAATTTGAACTGATCCAGTTGTTGAAGAAGTTGAATCTTGAAGATTATTAGATGTAATAAGACCATCAACATCAACTGAATTATTAAGTGTAGTAACACCGTCTACATCTAAAGTAGCATTTAATGTAACTGCACCATCAACATCAAGGTTTGCATTTAAATCAGTATTTTGATCTACTTGAAGAGTTTGTTTAAATGTAACCGCACCATCAACATTTAATGTTGTATCAAAATCAACCGCATCTGAAACATGAAGTGTTCCAGTAACATCTAACCAAGTATTTGGATTATTATTATTAACACCAACCTTGGTCATCCTATAAATGGCAGCATTAGTACCTGTTCCTTGATGACCCCACAAATCTGAAGATAATATTCTCGCAATCATTGTAGGATTTTGTGGATCAGGAATAGCTCTTACAGTATCAGTTCCTACTCCAGCACTATTCTCCTGTCTAAAGTTTAATGTTGTATATAATTGAGCAGCATTATTATTAGGTAAATAAACACTTTCATCTTGAACATACATTCCCTCCAAACTAAGAGGAGATGCTTGTACCCATCTAATTCCATTACCATCTCTATTCAAATAATATCCATTTACACCTGGAGAATCAGCAGAGTCAATGATATTTCTATCAATCTTTATTGATCCATTTACATTGATCTTTATTATACCTTGAGAAGCTGGTGTATAATTGGGAACATTACCAGGACTTAAAATACCAAGACCAACAACTCCCTGTGAATTAATTACAAATACATCACCAGTATCGCTACTTGCTGGAACCGAACCGACTTGGAATTTACCATACGGAACTGTAGTTCCAATACCAACCTTAGATACTTCAAAAGCACCCGTATTTTGTGTATCGTCAGTAACAATAAAGGAATTTAATCCAGAACCAATCTGCAATTTACCATCAGGAATAGTAGTTCCAATACCAACTCTAATAATTCCAGAAGCATCACTAGAAGGATCTTTATCCTTTTTTACAATCGTTATTCCTGTAAACCCATATCCAATTTGTACCTCACCAGCAGGAACAGTAGTTCCAACACCTATAGCACCATCATCTGTAACAATAAGAGCAGAATATAAGGGATCGAATGGTTCTATTGGATCAAGACCTTCTCCACCAACTGCTACTTGGAATCTACCTGCAGGAAACGTACTTCCTATACCAACTCGACCAAAAGGTTGATCTTGTCCTGGTTTTGATTTTGATATAGCAGTAAATACTGTTCCAGCAAGACCAACATTAAGTCTATGATCTACTGTTAGATAATCAGTATCTAATTCAGCATTTATAGTGACATCATTATTAAATGTAGATTTACCAGTAACATTGAAATTACCAACAGTTAAATTTTCAAGTTCCTCTACACTTAATCCAACATTATTAGCATATAACTTACCGTAAATATAAACATCATCAGTAAACTCTGATACCAGAGTTATTACATTCTTATTAGAATCTTCATATTGAGGATCATTTGGGAAAATATCAGCCATTAAGACCCTCCTAAATTATCGAGAGCATCTGATAATCCACTAGTAGCTTGTTGAAGACCACTTTGTATAGCACCACTATTTGATGAAACTTTTTCAGATAACTTACTTATTGTATCTCCCAATCTATCTTCTACACGACCAAGTGAATCTGATAATTTAATTCCACCTCCAGTTGGAATCATATCAGTAACCTCCGATCCACCAAGAGCATTTTTAAATACCTGCCCCATAAATGTGACATCCCTTGGCGTTAAATTTCCACGCAATGCATCACAATCTGCCACATTAGACTTCAATAAAATTCTATTTTTAGCATCTAATTTTATATTATTTCCTGCTACCAAATCAATATTTTCATCAGCATCAATAACTATATTTTTACCTCTAATTTTAACTTCACCATTTTTTTCAGCAGTTATCCATACATCACCATTCTTACTAACAATTTGAATATTAACTCCACCAGACTGATCTTCTTGACCACCAACCATTTCAATACATTGGTCATTATAAATGTGGTATATTCCACCATTGGACATACCAACTGTACTCTTATCACCAGATTCAGTTTGAGCAAATAAATCATATGTGATAGTACCATTCATCCCCATTTGAGGATTTCCTGTCTCTATCCTAAAATGGGGACCAAATGTAGTAATCTGCCTTTGTTGCCAATTCTGGTTCTTAGCTGATCTTTCTGCCATATCCTAAGTTCTCGTAATAGTTATTTATCTTAACCAATACAATCAATAACTTGCTTAACTTCACCTTGATATTCAGGTCTAGGTTTCAATTGAGGTTTCAGTATTGCACCATATCCAGTCTTAGATTTTATTTTCAAATTTGGTAAATCTGTTATCTTCTTAGTAGTTGTTAACGTACCATCAGGTGGAATTACATTTACGATTCTACCCTCAGTATCAACATAAACAGTATACTTATTACCATCATCATCAATTACTTCATCATCAGGATCATACTTAATTCCAGGATTTACAGGAATAACATGGTCAATTACATATTCTGTAGAATCAACATCGGTATTATTGTCAGGAACAGGATAATTCTCACCCACAGAAACAACATAAATGTCAGTTACCTGTTGATAAGTAGGAGAAGTTTCATCTTGATCAACAACTGCTCGTGCTACAGCACCATATCCTTTGTTACACTTATCAGTTATTTCAACATATGGTGGAGTAATATATCCAGAACCACCACTAACCAAATCAATACCAATTAAACTTCCAACTGCTTCTGCACCATCACCAACAAGATCTCCAATTATAGCTTCACCTAGTGCTTGTGTCCCACCACCACCAAAAATATTTATTTTTATACCAGCACAATTTAATGGAGGACCAGCATAACATTCACCTAATCCACTCTTAAATCCAGGATTACTTACACTTGGATTTAAGAAATCAAATACTCCTAATGATCCAGTTGCGACACTCAATTTTTGTGCTCCAGAAACCAAAGATTCTACTAATCCATCAGCAGCATTAGCAACTTTTAAGATCTCATCAACAGCAATACTAATAGAATTTTTAGCACCTTTACCAATTGTCCATTCAGCAGTTTTAGCGTTATATGTTGGTTTTACTGTGTCACATGTAACTGCATTTACTAACCCCATTAAACCTTCTGCTTTCGATCTAAGAAATCCTCCTAAACTAAATCCACCCAAAATCTTACCAACTCCTCCCATAAGTGGTCCTAAAGCACCTGTAATTCCACCAATAATATGATTCATCAAACCACCCATAAACTGATCAGCAATACAACTCACAAAATTTTTAACATTATTAACAATACCATCAAGTAAAGATTTAATAGCTTTACCAATAGTACCCATTATTTTACCAGCAATACAAGGTAAAGCTTCTTGTATTGCACCAACTGGACCTATCATTGCTTTCTGAGCGTTAGTACCAGCTTGCTTTGCAGCAGATTTACTTTTAGTAGCAGCAAATACAGTAGCATAAACAGATTTGTATAGTTTATTTACACCACCGTTAAGAGCATCTGATAATCCACCACCATATAGATTACCAAGCATATTTCCAATAATACCAGTAGATAATCCAGAAATCTTATCTGTTACATTTCCAACTAATGAATCAACTTTACCAGACACAGCACCTAAAGCATCAGCCGCACCACTAGTAATACCTTTAAGTTCTGATACTAAATTACCAACTTCACTATTAATTTTCTTCATAGTTGAAGATGGATCCGTAGACGCAGCAACAATAGTTTGACCAATAGCCTTAGATGGTGTTCTAACATCATCTGGAAGTTCTTTTAATAAAGTTTCTGAAACATGCTGTGGAGATTTTTGAGACTTGGTATTCATCTCATTGGCTTCACTGTTTACAATATTTCCACCATCATTTGTAACTTTACTAGTAAATCCTGTAAATGGTTTAAAAGGACCAGCATACTCACTACTAGGAGAATATACAGTATTACCAAGAACACCCATAATTATAGGTTGTTGAGCATCATCACCATCTAAGAAAAATCCAACTACATTATCACCAGGTGATAATGCTACACTATTTGCTCTATTTCCCTTTCCAGACCCATCAGTAGTACCTAACATGGCTTGTGCCCAGGGTAGATCTTCATCTGGTAATTCAACTATACTATGAGGATGATACCCCATAATACGAACCTTCACCCTATTTCCCCATCCTGCACCATTTATTTGATCTCCTTGAGCTTCTTCTGGTGCTACTTGTCCTGTCCACCAACGAAAACCATCTCTTCCTATAAAATTACTTTTTAATAATGAGTCTTCTATCATTTGTCTTGAGGTCCGAATGTATCTTTGATTAATTCTAATGATGTAAAAGATCCAGCACTATCAAAATGATGGCATAATGCCTTAATCATATATAGACCGCTTTGCTCCTGATCAATCTCTTTAGATTCTTTATTAGTATCAACTCTAGGAAATTTACACTCAATAACATTACCAGCCTTTAAATTAGTATTTGAAGGTATGGTCATTGATAAAGTTTGAGTTGTAATTAAACCATATCTCATCATTGCTTGAGATTGGGTCTTAGAAGGATCTGCATTTTTTGCTGTAGAAACACCTACTTCTATAGTTCCAACATCCAAAATAGCAGTTATATTACGACTAGGTATATCACCTAATGTTTCCGAACCTTCAGCATCTACTTTTGGTAATTTAACCTGTTCACCTAAAGTAGCTGCCTTTCCAATATAATCAGAACTTTTAAACAAACCCTCTTGATATGGCGTATATTCAAAAGTTAAAGGATTTAAAAACATTCTATGACTACAAAAAGATCCTCTCTTTAATTTTTTAATTAAATCTTGATTTCTTTTAGTAGCATATTTAATAATATTATAATCATTATTAACTTTACCACCCTGAATGACTTCCTGATAGGTATATGCATTCTCAAACTTTTTAGATGATATTAACGCATCAACAGATTTAAAAACATATCCATCCTTTGTTTGGAAAAATAAGTATCCAGCAGTAGCATCCTTTCCTTTAGCAGTTCCTGGCACCGATTTTGATGCCAACCATGTTATAACAGTAAAAGGTTTTCTCATATTACCAATAAATCCATATGGATTCTCAGTAGCTTCTACATCTTTATCTTCAATCTTATCAGATTTCAAATATTTCTTAATTATATCCTTAACAGTTTCAGATATAGGAGAAGATGATGGATATTTACATCCAACTCTTGACGTTTCATTGGACAGAGCTTCTCTAGAAAATAAATTTAAAACAAAAGTCTCAGACTCTGTTGTTTTTATAACATTGTCTATACTAGCAACCCTAAAATGTTTTTTTGTATCACTATCAAAATCCAATCCAGGATTATCCTTACTATTACTTCCAATTTTTAACTTAACAACTTCACCACCCCTCAATGGAAGACCATTATAAAGTGATTGTTTTTTACCGTCCTTTCCTGTTATAGTATTACCAGTATTACTAATTAATAATTTAGCAGAAATTGTAGGCGAAAATACATCTTCAAAATATTGAACTGTTACTGTACCACCACGTATATCAGCAGACTTTGAGCCATCTGCTGATATTATTTCAATTTTGTCAAATACTGAGGGATCTTTTGCTGCCATTACGTGTAAGAGAGTTCTAAATCTTGTATAATGTTAATAATATTTACACCATCAACTGCTTGGGGTAATTCAAGTGGCGGTGGTGGAGGAGCTGATGGAGCTGATGATTGTGATTGTGGTCTTGAAGAAGATGGAAGCATAATAACAGGTCCTGTTCTTTCCTTCTTAATAGTCTCAGAAACTGAAGGTTTTTTCTGAACCTGAATAGATTCACTAGACTCCACACCATCAATAATTGGTTTAATTTCCTTTGGTGGTATTGATGTTGTATTATTTTTCCTTGCATTTCTTGGTCCAAATATATATTGCTCTTTTAAAGCCTCATCCTGATCATGGTAAATAACACCATTCTGTTTTTCCTTAAGATCTTCAACTGCTTTCTCATATTTACTTCTATCTCTTCTTCTCTGTCTTATTTCATCTTTAGAACTACCGCTTGTAGTAGTCTTATTAAAAAAAGAACCCGTACTTAATTTATTATTTGGTATGATTGTTCCTGGTTTATCAGCAACAAATAACTCTGGACCCTTTTCACCAACAATACTTGTTTTACCAACAACAGGACGACCACCATCAGCAAACATATCAAAACCACTGTCATTTATCCATTCTTGATATGCAACCCATTCTGGGTTTATTTTACTTTTTTGTTTACCCCTCTTATCTTTGAAAAATATCTCCTTCTCAGGAGTATAACCATTTTCAAACCTTCTTGCTAAAGGTTCTGTTTTATCACTTGCTATTTTAGAATCAAAAATCTCATCATCCTCTTCTTTCTGCTCTTCCTTTACATCCCTCTTAACAGTTTCAGATATTTTCTTTTCTTTTCTTTTCTCTACTTTTTCCTTATTATCCTTTGCCTTCTCTAAAGTTTCGACAATAGGATCCTTTGATTCTGTTTTAATTTTTGCTGGTTCTTCCTTTTTTTCTGGTTGCTTTGTTTCTTTATTATTTGATTCAATTTTTGGATCTGATTTTTGATCTTTAGCGGTTTCTTTATTTTTTACTCTATCTTCTATATTATTAAAAAAATCAAGACCAGTAAACTTATCATCAAATAATTGTTCTAAAGAAGATTGAAGATTGGAAAATACACTAAATGTATTATCATTTAACTTCTCTTGTTTGTTTTGTACTTCAGATTCTTCTTCCGATAAATCAAGACCTTTTGTTTGTTGTTCTAATGATTTGAGAGATTCTCCAAAAGTAGTAAAATTCTCTAATTGACTATCAGTATAATTCCTAGCACTATTAGAAAGTTTAGAAATATTATCATTTAATTCTTCACCACCTTCATTGATCTGTTTTCCATTCCTAAGAAGCCATCCAGTTAAAAGAACAGCAGTAAAATCCAACATTCTTCCAAGAAATCCCTTAGTACTGTCTGTTGTGACTTTACCACCATATCTAATAGCACCACCAACTTTACCTGCTTCTATAACACCCTCTCTTTCCTTTCTAATTACAGACTCTCTTCTTTTGACAAAAAATGATTCTTCATCAGATATAACCTTTCTTAAAAATTTATTATCTTCTCTTGTCCTCTTTATCATAGAGGATGCTAACTTATTAGATTCTACAATACTACTTGAAAAATCAGTAACTGTACTGTTTATAGTCTTAAGACTAATGCCAGAAGTTAATAAAGTCTTTCTAACTACTGATATAGACATATTATACAGGTGTTAGATTAAATTGCTGATATGCATGATAAACATATGTATTATCTGGATTAACAGCACCTATCATTGGAGTAGATTCTTGTGATGCAGTTCCAGGTAATACAGAACCTCCTGTAGGATTAGGTGTTCCTTCATTACTTTGACCCTCATCTGAGGGTATAATAATTGGTTCTTCTTCAGGTAAAGATGCTAATTGCTCCGACACTTGAGGAGATCTTTTAACTGATGTAATATTCTCACTGCTACCAGATTGTCTACCACTTAATGGAACATTAGATAAAGAGTCTGATGAATCTCCTTCACTAGAACTCTCTTGTCGTATTAATTGAGTATAATTTTCCTTAAACTTTTCCGAAAGATTTTTTTCTGGATTCTCAACTTCCTTTGGTTTCCCCCTAAACATCCTAGTAAACCAATTACCCTTTTTATTATTAGTTTTAGGTTGAGATGCTAATTTTGAATCATTAGCTTTCGATGGTATAAGTTCAGTTTTTGGTTTAACTTGTTCGTTATCAGATGCTTTAGCATCTCCACCAAACAATCCACCAAATACTCTACCGAAAATAGAACGATTTTCTTGTGGAGCAGTACTTGTATCAGATTCTAAAGCAGTAGATCCATAGTTTTCAGTATTAAAAATTTGATCTTCTGGATCATTAGTAACAGCATCCCAAATAGACAACCCACCAAGAGCCTGAAGAGAACGTTTAAAAACCTTTACAAAACCTGCTACAGGATTCCATATCCCAGATGTTTGACCCATCCTAGACATTCTCACAGCAAAACTAGAGAGAATACCAGTCATCCCCTTCCAACCAAGTTTTATTGCAGCAACAGTAAACGCAATTTGCCCTATAGTCCTTAGTACTTTAAAACCAATTTTCTTTTGAGCTTCTGTATTTTTATTAGCTATAGCATCATATGCCTCTAATGCGTTATCACTTAACCATCCAAAAAATAGTATATTAAAAGCACCTCTAAGTTTACTTAAAGTACCCTGCACCTTTGATCCGATTTTATTTACTGGAGAAATTAAAGCATTTTGTATTTTTTTCTCAATAGTACTTTCTTTTCCTTCTCTTAATCGTAATGTTGCTAATCTTCGCTCTCTTTCAAATTCAGCATCAGTTCTTTGTCTCTCTAACTGCGATCTAACGTCTAAATTACTTTTTACTACTGATAGAGAAAATCTTAATTGATTAAGTGATTGTGATACACCACTAAGTTGTTGAGAAACACTATTTAATGATGCTGTATTCTGACTTAATAAATTTGTAGTTACTGGATCAGGTTGAGGTGGTGGTATAGCACGGCCACTAAACAAGCTAGATGATACAGTATTTCTTACTGCTTGTATTCCTCCTTGTATTGGTGAATTAATTGCCATTTTGCTGTGCCTTTAAATTTTCCTCTTCAATATACTGTTGTAGAAGAGCAAGATATATCTCTCTTTCCCAAGGAATCATATTTTCTAACTCCGTTAAGCTATATTTATGATGCTGCATCAGAGCAAAGTTAATTTTATAGTATGACGCAAGATCCTCATGTGCCATACTTACCCGAAAAAACTTTGTAATCCCTCCAATAGTACTTCATTTTCAACGTTTGTATTTGGATTAGTAACCTTTACTATATGTGATAACTTGGGCATAGTATCAAAAAAACTTTCAACCTCCTTAAATTGTTTAGTATTCAACTGTTCAATAAATTGAGTTAATTCTTTCTTAGTGCAATCAGAAGCTGCCCATGACTCCTCTTCAGAAAATACCTGTTCAATACAAGAAGATATTAATTCAAAAGTATCATCAACACTTATATCTTCATTAGAATTAAAATTAGTCTTAATAAATTCATTTAGAGATGGATATCTCATTCTTAAAATATATTCATCATCTAATTTAATATCTCTAGAATGTTTATCATTTTTCTGAATTTGTATATCATCTAGATTGATAGTTGCTGGAACTTGAGTAGTACCATCGTCTGGACAAGTTACCATAACTTCAACTTCCTCACCCACAGATTTACCTCTAATATTGAGAAAAATATATTCAATATCAAAAGTAGAAAGACTTTCTACTTTCACCCCTCTAGTTAAAATACAAGATTTTATAACATCTTTAACAGCATTTGCTATCTGTTTACTATCTTGACTCTCCATAGCAAGAATCAATACTTTTTCTTCCTTAACTAAAAATGGTCTAAATTTTATTTTCTTTTCAGTCGAAGGAATCACCAATTCATAAGAAGGTGTCGCAATTTTCGGTAAAGGCATAATATGCTCAATTCAGTAATTTTATTTATAGCACTATACGGAGAAATATTTGTATGGATTAGATACATCCATACTACCATCATAAAGATTGACAAAATCAGCTTTTCCAGTTGGAGAATTTAAAAGTGCCACTTGTCCAGAAACAGTAGAACCGTTATTTTGAAATTGTCCTTTACTCAAACTATCAGGAACATTCGTTGATTTTTTCCATACATATCCATTTGGTTCTTTATTTTCATCAGTGCCGTTATTAATAGATACTGATGATGATTCACCACAGATATACCTATCATAACTAAAATTGCAGGTTGCTTTTAATACCTGAGAACGTTGATATGAAACTCTAGTAGAACTTAAAGATAATGGAAATAATCCAATAAATTTATACTCAATAAACTGCCTATAATTTTTTTCAAATTTAACTATTTTAGTTTCGTTTGATTTATAAAGTTCTGGATATCTCATCTTAAAATGATAAGAACTTGTAGCAGCAGAATTTGGATTAGCACCACCAATATATTCCATCCAATGCTCTAAAAATTTTAGAGTTTTATATTTATTATCAACATAAAATTCTAATGATATTTGAGTAAAATTTCTAGTGTGAGCAAATCTTTCAACAACACCTTGATAATTACCAACAACATCAACAGAAGCAAGAGCACTTCCTGGTAATGAAGCACTACTACAAAGCATTCCTATTTGATCACCAACAAATCTAAAATCAACCCCCTTCCTTCTAAGATGATGCCCTAATGAATATCCATCATTATTAGTATGTGGAGGCAGACTAAATTTTACCAAATAATTAGAAGTTTGTGCAACATTCTGAAATGTAGGTAATATCTGCGATATTTTCTTTGGAATTGGTGCTGGCACTCTAAATAGTCTTACTATATCATATCTATTTAGATGGCTTATTCAGGAAAGTATTATCCAAAATTTGCCCATAAGTATAAAGGAGACCCTACAAGAATAACTTTTAGATCATTATGGGAAAGAAAATTTATGAATTGGTGTGATAAAAATGCTAATGTATTAGAATGGGCAAGTGAAGAAATTGCAATACCTTACGTATCTCCTGTAGATCATAAACCTCATAGATATTTTCCAGACTTCTATATGAAACAAAAAGAAATTGATGGAACTATTAAAAAATATATTATTGAAATAAAACCCAAAAAACAATGTAGTCCACCAAAAAAACCAAAAAGACAAACAGCAGGTTATATAAAGGAAGCATATACATATGCCGTGAATCAGACAAAATGGAAAGAAGCAAGAGAGTTCTGTGCTGATAGAGGTTGGGAATTTAAAGTAGTCAATGAAGATCAACTTGGAGTTAAATGAGTAGAATTAAAGAGATCCGTGATAATTTAATAGGAACAGAAGATCCTGATGATCTGATGTTGGAAATTATTGGTGTCTTAACTGAAGGAGGAAAGGTTCCTCAAGTAGGAAAGTTCTATGTTTTTGTATACAATCCAAAAACACCTAATATAAGGTATGACCAAAATCCTCTAGTTGGTGTAACTAATGTATATGAATGGGGATTTAAAGGAATCAACTTTCATTGGAACGATCATAGAAATTATACATGGAATGAAGTACCTGGTGGTTTATATGAAGTGACTGACAATGAGTTAAGTGATCTTGACGGTATTCCTTTTGCTAGATTTCGACTAAATAACTGAAAAAGTAGTATTTTAGGATGAATGATCCAAGAATAAATGATAGTGGTATGGATAGTGAGAGTACTCTCACTGATAATGGATTAAGAAGTAGTATACCTACAATGTCATATCCTTTGGATAGAAGTCCAGATGATTCGGAAGATACGTTCCTAATAAAATGTTTAAGATATACTCAACCTGAAGGAGGAAAAACAAAACTCGCAGTTACTGAGGGTGAAGCAGGTGCAGTACTTGGTTACGATGAATTAGAAACTTCAAAGAATCCAACTATAAGATTAAATAATTTCGATACTAGTGGTTGGATTAATGATAGAATGACTGGCCAAAGTGATGAATCTTTTTCTGATAAAACTGCTGGATCTTGGAAAGATGATATACAATATTATGTAGAACTACCAATGCCACAACAAATAAGTGATACGACTTCAGTAACTTGGGGTGCAGATACTATTAATATGTTTGAGTTAGCTGGTGTTATGGCAGCAGGTAATATGATAGAAACTGGTGGTGGAGGTGCTTTAGGTGCTCTAAATATTACCAATCGAATACTTACAGAAAAACTTAATATTCCAGGTATGAGTGAAGGAGTCCAAAATGCATTTAGAGCAGCAGTTGGTGGTAAATTAGTAAATGCTTTAGGATCAAATATAGATCCCAATTCTATTATCTCTAGGTCAACAGGACAAGTTATGAATGGAAATCTTGAATTATTATTTCAAGGAGTTAATTTAAGGACATTTCCTTTCGATATGACATTTGCTCCTAGAAATAGAAAAGAAATGTTTCAAGTGAAGAAAATAATAAGAGCATTTAAAAAATCAATGTCAGCTAAAAAAGGAATGGGAGGTGTAGGTAGAACAGGATTATTCTTATCAGCACCAGATTTATTCATATTAAGATATCTAAGAAGAGGAAAAGATCATCCATTCTTAAACGTATTTAAACCATGTGCTTTAACACAATTTAATGTTAATTATAGTGGAGCAGGTACATATGCAACATATGGAGATTCTACACCAATTAACATACAAGTTAGAATGACATTTAAAGAAATTAATCCTGTATACAGTGAAGACTATGATGATACAGACTTAGCAGGTAATGGAGTAGGATTCTAATGGCATACTTTAGCGAACTTCCAAATATATTATATCAATCACCTTTAGGTCATAAAACAGGATCTGGAGATTATATAGTAGTAAAAAACTTATTCAGGAATGTAAAATTATTAAATTATCTAGAATCTAACTCACATATATTCAACAAATATATCATAAAAGATGGAGAAAGACCTGATACCCTAGCAAAAAAAGTTTATAATAATTCTGAATATGATTATGTTGTTATATTATCTGCCAGAATTACTAATATTAGAGATCAATGGCCATTAGATAATAGAAATTTATATGAATATGCTAAAGAAAAATATGGTATTGAAAAATTAAATGAAGCTAAAATGATAGCTGGTAGAAAAGTATATGAAACAGTTGAAGTTCAAGATAATAAAGGAAGAGTTATTATTCCAAAAGGAATATCAATAGATGAAGGATTTAAAATAGATGGTCCTGATCGTAGATATAATGGTGGAAATTGGGTTGCTATTAGACCAAATGGTAGAGTTAGTATCACAGGCACAACAATAGGTGGTAATGCATCAGCATTATTAAATACTGTAGCCATATCATTATCAAACCATCAATATGAAGTTAATGAAAATGATAAGAAAAGAAATATTAGTATATTAAAACCATCATACCTTCAAATCTTCTTAGATGATTTTAGAAGAATTATGAGATATGATAGAAATTCACAATATATTAATCCCAAATTAATGAGAACAGAAAATACACGTTTAGTTGAATAATTAATTATTGTGGTTGCATGAAAAATGCAACAGCATTATCACTGTTTTGCCCCCACTGCTGATTACCACTAGAAGATCCAGCAGGTCCACCCATCCAATGTAGATTGGTGTGAATACGAGCATTACTTATAGTCCAACATATTGGAGCACCACTAGAACCCCATATTTGGTTCTGCCAAGTTCCATTATAGTTATGATCACTTACCCAATAACTACCATTACCACCATGATTTCCATCATTAGAACATAATGTTCTACTCTCATAGCTATATCTCATAATTTCATATCCAGTTCCAGTATTATCATGATCTAAGCACAAATCATATTGTCCAGTAGGGTCTTGACTTGTTCCCCAGTTAGGAAGAGTATCACCACCAACATACTTAAATATCATACTACCCTGACGACTATTTAAGAAAGCATCACCAGGACTACCAGTAACCCTTAATAAGAAGTTTTTATGACTTATATTATTAATAAGAGAGGATGCTAATTTTCCTGCTTGATTGGTGTTTATTTCACTATCAATCCATTGACCAGCTGCATTCATTTCAGCAGAATTCATAACATCATTATTAGAATTCATTTGAGCAATCTTTATCCATCCACCATCACGGAAAATGCAATATGTTTGAGATACAGTTGTACCATCAGTAATCCAGTATTTACCATTATCGGATGATGTTTTACCACTTACAAACGTACTCCAATCTGTTGAAATGTCTACAGGACTACTTGACGATGAACCATCACCACCACCAGTACTAGTATCACTAATCGTTATAGCAGGTGTAGTAGCAACTAAATCTGTTTTAGCAGCATCTGTGTATATTCGGAAATATATTGTTTCAGTTCCTTCTGTTTCAGAATCTTCTTTAAATTCTACTTGTACTTGAGCTTGATCGGTTGCAAATTGACCAACTGTAGATAATGATAATGACAATGAAGCAGTCGTTAAATCAGAATCACTAGAAGAATCCCAATACAATTGAGTACCAGCAGGTACATTCTCAGTATCACAGTAAATGATAGGAGTACTATTTTCATTTACAGTGTACATATTACTAGTTGCATTATATCTTGGAGCATTAGGATCAAATTTTGCAACTTTTGTTACTAAATTTTGAGAATCGTATTCTATCTCCCAATTATCACTCACACCACCAATAGTTTCAGTATATCCAGTAACTAATCCAACATTTCCTGCATCATATACCATATCACTGTAAGCCATAGTTCCTAAATCTATTGCTGTTACATTATTATTAGCATCTGTTGTAATACCAGATGACCTATCATAAGGTTCAGTAGGACCTAATCCTCCTCCCCCTTGACCTTTATTAAGGTATAATCCGATATATCTTCCCATAGTTAGTAATCTAGATTTGCTAGTATGTATATATTTAGTATCCTGTAGGTGGATTTGCTCCCCAACTTATATAAACCAGTCCATCACCACCAGCACCCATAGCATTATTTGATTCATTGTGGCCAGCTCCACCGCCACCGCCACCGAAGGCTCCACCGCCTCCACCACCAGCGTTTTGTCCTTGTCCTACTCCTTTATGTCCACCACCAGCATTGTCGGCATATCCACCACCATGTCCACCATCAAGAGGATAGGCATCAGGATATCCTTGTCCCGTACCACCACCATAAGATCCACCAGGACCACCGAATACACCAGCGTTAGTACCATCAGTACCTCCACCACCTCCACCAAATGCTCTTGTATATCCTAACTGCTCAAATTCATCTATTACGTTAGGTCCACCATTACCACCATCGCCACCTTGACCATTATCTGATCCACCGCCACCGCCACCGCCAGCGAAGTAGCTTCCTGCACCACCATTAATAGCGGGACCATTATCAGCACCACCGCCTCCACCACCAGCACCACCATTAGTACCAGCAGCATTTGGATTAGTTGTATATCCATACTGAGATACTGGATCATTAGCATAAGGAGATCCTGCACCACCTGTTCCGTTTACATCACCATTAGATCCTGTACCGCCACCGCCACCATTATTACCAGTGTTTCCACCATTACCCCAACCATAACCACCACTTCCAACTATTGTTACACCTCCAGGTCCATTAAAGTCAGATTGTGATCCATTATTTCCATTACTACTATTAAGTCTTGCTCCTCCAGCACCAACATTCAATGAATATGTTCCACCAGGTGCTAAATTACTCCAATATTTCATAGCAGCACCACCACCAGCACCACCACCTGAACCGCCACCGCCACCGCCACCGCCAATGACGATTACCCTTGCTTTTGTTACTCCAGCAGGTACAGTCCAACTATGGGATCCAGGAGTATAGAAAGCAGTATGTGAGTAGTCTGCCAAACTACTATCAGTAATAGTTATTGTTGAAGATGTACCAAGTAATTGACTAAATCCAGCATCAGCATAAAGTTTAAACTGAAATGTCTCATTACCTTCTGTTGAAACATCTTCTGCAGTTGTGAGAGAAACTTGAGCAGCACCACCAGAAGTAGTGACTGTTCCAGTATTTGTATTACCTGTAAAATCAGCACCAGTTATACCAGTACCATCCGCTTTCCAATAAAAAGTTGTATCTGGAACATCTATTGTACTTATATTAAATGTTACAGTACTATTTTCATCAATACTAAAAGAAGAAGGAGTTATATTATATGCTGGATCTGGATGTGCAGGTATTCTTTCAACAACAGTGTCTACTAAATTCTGTGAAGTATATGTTATTAACCACCCTTTCTTATTTCCACCAAAATCTTCATTATACCCAGTAACCAATCCAACATTATTATAAAACATCTGTGAATACTTAACATCATCTAAAGTAACTTCAGTTACATGGTTACTAGAATCCGTAGCAATACCTGATGATCTGGTAAATGGTTTTACAGGACCTAATCCACCACCACCTTTACCTTTGTTAGTCCACAACCCAATGTATCTTCCCATTTACTAGTATAGATCTACTTCATCTATTTATTAAACATAAAAAAAGACTCACCCGAAGGTGAGTCTTCCCAATATTCAGGCTCTCTTGGATCATCTTTCGGATCCCAGTAGAAGAACTTCATCTGGGATAACCTACAATGTTTAAGAGGCTTGATTTTCATTAACTTTCCGCTAATTTAGCAAAGTATGATAATGCGTCATCATCTTCATCTGAAGATGCTTTAGATACAGATTCTACTGTCTCAACAACAGGAGCAGATGCTCTCACATCTTCAACTTCTTGCTCTACAGTTTCAGCATCGTTACGAACTTGCTTATTACCAAGAACATAACCAAGACGAGTCTTGAGTTCATCGTATGACTTGAACTGATCAGCAGCAACTAATTCTGCTAAGGAATGCTCCTTCTTCCAGACTGCTTCCATCGCATCGTCATCATCTAGTAAAGCACTAGTGGCAGCGAACTCAGAAGAGTCGTAGTTTCTATAACCAGCAACGTTCTTTGCCTTCAACTTGAAGTTAGCACCTTGCCAGAAATCGAATGGATCAATTGCTTCCTCATCCTCAAACTCAGGCTGCATTGCTGCAGTTAGTTTATCAAAGATCTTCTTACCATACTTGTATAAGAATGTCTTACCTTCGTTTTCAGGATTTGCTGGATCTTTTACAACGTA